TGAACGGTCTCTAAAGTTCCACTTGCACTGTAGCTCTCTTCACCAATAGTATCAGCAACATTTTGATTATTTGTTGGGTTATTGATCAGAGTGAAAGTCTTGGTTCCAGTGTTGAATCTGGGATTCGTTGCAATGTTTGGATCTGGGATGTAGAAACTACCAATGCAAGTTGCACCAAGATCAGAGATAAGTCTTACATTTGTGATTTCTGCCTGTGCTCCACTGGTTTGGCCAACAAGAACCATTCCACTTTCAATATATCCACTGTAGTCTCCTTGTGCCTGCTCTGATAAAGAATATGTGTCAACGTTCAGAACAGTTGATGTTGCAGAATAAGTGGAAGGCATCGTTGCTCCCTGACCTGCCAACTGAACAGTTCCAGGAGTTCCAACATAGGTTTCTAGTGCGTTTGCACCGACTTGTGACAGATATGGATTGTTTGTAAAGATTGAAGTTGGTGCGTTGTAAGGACCTTCTTTATGGTTCGTTTGAGCAACTCTGAAGGTAATCTTTGGACCTGCTTCACCGTTTACAGGTGACAAACCAGTTCTTCTTACTCTACCAACGACCTTTTCGCCAACCTGGAATACTCCAGATTGCATACTGATTTCAATCAGTTTTGGTACACAATACTTGGTTACGTTAACACCATCGAAGAATGCATAAATTTGTGTCAGAGGCTTAAGTTTCTTAGAAACGAACTGAACGTTTCTAGAACGCATGAAGGAGATAACCTCTCTACTCAGAACCTTATCACCTTGAGATGTTTGATCAAACTGTTCAGTAACAGCAGTTCTGGTTCCAGTTCTGGTTGAAGTACCAGTTTGGATGGTTTCTGCATATTCATCTTCAAAGTCTGTTGTCGTTCTGGTTCCGTAAATTGCACCAGGTTGACCAGGACGGTGAATGTGTCCAATATGTCTTGGATTTCTAGTTTCGGATCTTACCTTCTTAACCGTTCTTGTGTCGGTTCCTGTCCAAGTGGTCTCCCAAGAGTTCCACAGAATTGGACCCAATCCAGTTTGAGGATCAATACCCTGAGTCTTGGCCATTCTAGCCATAGTCTCACTATAGTTACCTTCAACGTTAATGATCTTTGCTTCAACTCTTGCAGTATCAACCCAAGTGTCTGAAGATGGAGTCAATTCCAAACTTGCCTGCCAGAAACTAACAAGGAAAGGAGTAACGCTTTCTGTTCTGGTAGCAAATGTTTGCTTTAACCACTCTACTTCAGTATAGTCAAGAGTAATAATGTCCTGTGAGCGTTTGATATTAACGCCCTCTGGTTGAACAAATCTTGAGTCTGCTGCTGGATTTACATTCTCAACAGGACCAAGCATCAAGTCAACAGAATTTGTGAAGTGTCTTGGTCTCAGTTCTTGATTTTGAATATCAACAGCGTTCTTGATATCTCTGCTTTCCTCTTGAAGAGTGAACGATGTGAAGTTATCAACAAAGAATCCTGACTTAAATTTGTTCAGACCTGCAGAGTCTGGAATAAACAGACTTTCAGTTTTGGCTTCAAGTAAGTTTAGAGATGTGTAATATTCAAGATTTTTGATTCTATTTTCAAGTTCTCGGATATCTTGCATCCGATATCTCTTATGGTTCAGGAAGTCTAACTGTGCCTGATTGACGTGTAAGAGGTATGCAGGAAGGTCTACAGTAGCGATCTCCAGTGCATCATCGACTGGGATTGGTTTTTCTGGGTTTTCTGCAGGTTCGCCATATTGAACCTGGAATTGACCAAATTTTGTACAGAAAATAGAGTCCTTTCTTCCAAGGAAGAATGAGAAGTCAGTTGCAATGGACTCATCCGAAGCTAAAATATTCGCAGAAGAATTGCCCGATCCATCAAACTTTCTTCCAAAAAACTCAAGAGGAGATCTTGAATTTTCGGTTACAACGTACTGAGAAACTTTTGGTCTGATGTCAATAATGTCAGTGTTTCTGTATCCATCAATTAGTTGGATATCAGTTTTATAATTCATAGTGTCATATGAATTCTTAGTCGTAATATCTCCATCATCCGATGCTTCATAATAACCATTAGCAAAGTAGATTTTCAATCTTCTAGAAGCAGGCTTAAAGTTTCTCTTTCTGGTAATGAAAGAGTGATCATAGAAAGTTCCTTGCTGATTAGTATCAAATGTATATCCAGTGGTTACACTCTTACTTGGAGTTTCTAATGTTGTTACGATTCCTTGAACTCTTGATTCTTCAAACGTAACAGTTTCGCCCTCTTTGAATCCAATTTTGTTCTTCAGAACATATGTAATTTGAGAATCGGAAAGTCTTTCACAATAAATTGCGACTGCACCAGTATCATTACCGATGATTCTTTCGCCAATAATCAAGTCAGTCGTTTTTCCAGTTGGACCATTCAGGTTTGATAAGGTAACCTTAGGTGCAGATGGATTGTCAGTATCATATGATTCATAAATTCCAAGAATTTTTACAACGTCACCGTTATTAAGAGAAATAAGTTCATCCTGAACTCTTGTTCCAAACGGATAGATTCCATATGATAGACCATCATCTAAAGTGGTTGCGCCGATGCCAGATGCTGCATTTGTAGACTTATCAACAACAACTGCATTTACTCTATTGAGTCTCTTTACTTTTGATGTTGGTTTGATCTTCTTTAAAGTAGCTACGAGAGTAGCACCTGTATCACTTGAACCAAGATTGTTGATTTGAAGAACTGTTGATCCAGAAGTGTATGAGAATTTATCTGGAGTCAGGATTTCAGTAGCTCCATTAGATCTGATCAAAGTATATCTTTCTTCATCAAAAGGAAGGAAAGTTTCATTGGTTCCTGCAACAAGAGCAGATGACAATTGATTACCAGAAATGTTTACAGTGTATGATCTTCTAATATTGATTGATGCATTGGTTAAATCAACATTAGAAATCAAGTTTCTAGGCATTGGGGTGTATAATGTATTATCCTCAGACTTGTTAATATGAGTTTTGAGGATTTTCAGATCAGTAACTGAAAGGTTATCCGATCCAGTCGGAAGAGCACCACTTGCAACACCAGTAACTGTTGTAACACCAACAACTTCAATTGAGGTTGATCCAACACTTACAACTTCACCGAATGTTGGTTCTGCAAATCCTAGTCCAGTGAACTGAACAATATCATTCAGTTTTACAATTGTTCCTGGGAAAAGTGTATTTGTGCTTCTGATAATACTTCTTCCAGTAGAAGCATTATATGGAGTAATTGTAGCGATACCAACATTAATAAACTCTTGTTGGATTGTATCTGCAGCAAAAGTCTTTGCAAATCCAACGTCGCCATTTTGTGGTCCACCATAAACAGATTTGACATCTGCAAATCCATGAGTCGTTACTGCAGTTGCAACTCTATTATTTTCTACACCGTCAAAAATAAATGGTTCATTATTTAAAAACTGACCAGAAGTTTCATATACAGTAAGTGCCGTGCCTGCAGATACTGAACTTCTGAGGAATCCAGTAGCACCACTATATCTTCCTCTGACAAAAGTTGGGACTGGAAGGGTAATAGGCTCACTCAGTGTGATGTTAGTGAAGGTCTGAACATCATACAGGGAGAGATCCCATTCATTAATGTTTTGATTGGTGAATGAATATGATCCAGACTCTAGAGCAAAGTCATAAACTCTAGCAACACCAATCTCTTTTCCAGGTGCTGTAAGACTTGTAACTCCGACTCTACTATCTCTGAGACTTACAATATAAGTATTTCCTAAACCAACGACTGGACTTCCAAATACTCTGTTGACTCTTAGATTGGATCCAGTTGTATAATTAATTGCTTGATTCTTTAAGGTTTTTGATGTTCTTGGTTTTGCAACATCAAGATAAGTTGAATTGAGAGTTTCAACCTCATAACCTTTAACAAATGCTTTTCCTGGAGAAATTACATAGTTAATTAAATCTTCACTAGCAGGTTCACCGGAATAAGTAAATTGTCCTGCTTCAAATAAACCGTTATTTCCAGTTCTATTATTAAGAGTTTCTTTTAAAGTAACATCAAAAGGAGTTACTGTGTAATCACCAGACTCGGCAAAAGTTCTTCTTGCCAGTTCATCGGCAATAATGCTGTATTGGGTATTTTTAATTTGAGATCTTAATTGACCTTCATTAATAGTTGCAAGTTCAACGAAATTTGAATCGTTGAAATCATCTAGTGGTTTTGCAAAGAGAGAAAGGCTGATCTTTAAACGATCTGCACCTGGTGCAGCATAATTGTTATATCCTCTAGAGTTATCAGTCAGAGTTTCATCTTCATCTGCATTGACGATCTCTTCTTGAATTCTAAGACCAACTCTAACACTTGGTCTGTTTGTATATTGACTTAAGACAAGAGTTTCGTCAGCAACATTTACAAAAGTGCCACGAACGAAATAGACACCGTTAACGATTGAAAAAGCAGATCCAGTTGAAGATGCATTTTCAGAGATCAGAGAAGCAAATGCTTCACCTGAAGGGATAAACGGATTGTTTAATGGTCCACTTATGATATCACCATCAGAAGCTAAAAGTTCACCATCAGTGAACAGTTTCTGATCGTCATTGATTCCAGTAGAAAGATATGAAATATAAAGAGTCAGATTTCCCCTTTCTGAATCTTCAGGTAAAAGAACCTTGTCAACAATTGCAGTTACACCAGATACCAGACCAATAATTCTTCTACCAACAAGTTGGTCTGCATAATATGATACAGGAACACTCAAGTGAGTGTTGTTCAGTTCGATTCCGAAGTAATCCTGAGTATACGCTGTGTTACCAGGAATTACTTTAGCACCTTCTTTGAAGAAGTGTTGGCCAAACTTTTCAATTTGGTTCTGCAGAATTGACTGGAGACCAGTTAATTCTCTTGCTTGAACCGGATAACCTGGCTTGAAAAGAACTCTGTAGTAATTATCATTCGGATCAAAATCGTCAAAGTATGGGGAAACATTGAGATTTGTAAGTTGAGCCATAGTTAGTTAGAACTGCAATATAACTTTGATGTCTTCTTTTTGACTTGAAGATCGTTTGATAGCTGGTCTATTATCAACGTAAATGATGTTTCCAGAATATTTTTTAACTTCTGGGTTCGACACTCCGTTAGTGAAGTTTTGACCAAGATAATATGTCTTATTATTTATTGAGGTAGTGAAGCCACTAAAATCAGTACTGATTGACAGATTGTTTGTTCCACCAATAATTGTCAAACTACCGCCAGTTGTTGGTGAGGAAGTGAAACGGGTCAGATTAAATCCATAGGTTGGGTTAGTCTGAGCAGTTCCTACAGTGTTAAATCCTGCAAGAGTTCTATCTTGCCAATATTTCAGAACACCGGTGGTTTGATCATAACTGACAACTTTACCTACAGCAGTAACACCAGTTCCTGTGGTTTGTGTTATCAGAGAGTCTGCGGTAAATTTGGTTGAACTATAACCAACACCAGTCAAACGAAGTGCATAAACAGCACTTGCTTTTTCTGAAATCAGTTTCTGAGAAGAACCAAAAATAAGTGGATTTTCTACTAAACCAATTCTTGCAATTTCGTTACCTGTGATGAAGTCTGGGTTTTCAACATCATTCTCAATTCTTGCATAGATCAGAATGTTTGATGCGCCAAGTTCTCTGTAAATGTCGTATCCATGACCACCATTTGGTGACATGATAACATCGAGAACTGGTTCCGTATCTGGCTCAGGAATTCCACCAG